TGATATTGTTGTGCCAAAGAGGTGACAAACTCGTCAATTTTGCCTGCATTGAATTTCAAATCGCGCGGTGATTCGCTTGGTACAGCATTATTAGTTGGTTGCGTAGCCATATTTTTTCCATAAAAAAAAGCCAGCTCTATGGCTGACCTGTGTTGGATTGATTGCTGTCAGGGGTAAATCAGGTCGCTATACTCCGCGAGGGTTAATGCGGTAGTGCCATCGCTGTTAGGCTGCTTCTCGCTGATGATCCACTGCGTCGCATCCAGCTCTTCAATTGTGGCGATGACGTATCGCGATGGAGATTGAACGTCATGGCCGTCGAAGATGTTGAGCGCTATGTCAGGAATCGCAGCAGTGAACCCAAATGCGGTATCAGTACGCGGCGTGGCGGCATATCTGGCAGAACTGTTGCCCAGCGAATCGGTGATGACCACAAACATCGCTCCAGCGAAGTTTATGCGCTCGCTGGTTTCGAACGTATTGCTATTGCGGGAAACAATGTAGCCCGCCTGCTGGTTAGTGTCATAAGTGTCCGGCACCTGAACCATATCGCCTACGTTCACCCATTCTCCATCTGCCAGCGCGGTAATTGCCATGCTCATACGCGAATAAAGCAACCGGCGGCATTCCTTCTGAGCGCGATAATCAGCCTGGAAAGAATCCCGGATATACATCATTTCGAACTTTTTCGCCTTGTTCGGCGTACCGAGCTCAATTTGGTTGTTTCTAATCCGGTAGCGAACAAATGCCTGTTTATTGGTGGTCGGGTTTCGATACTGAACTTCAACGCCGTCATACCCGCCCGGTAGTGTCATGTCATAGCTTAATGAATAGCCGGAGTCGACGGTGTTCGACCTGTTAAATACAGTCGATGGCGAGCTGCGCTTGCTGTCCAGGGTGAAAGACAGGACACTATCATCCCAATAAACACTTACACCGGCCGCATCACAAATAGTCTCCATACGCTGGCCAAGCGAGATATCTTCGTCATCAAACGTATAATCGAAGTACGATAGCCGGGAGTCGCGAGCGTCTAGCTCCGCTTGAATCTGATAGAGCCCGTAGATATCAATCGAACTTTCTGCCTGCCCGCCAATAATCAGCCAATTATGCAGCGCGATATCTGCAAACTTCCTCGATGCTCGTATGGCGTAATCAACCTTTTGCGTCGTCAGGCTGTAGCTGATGACATGGCGGTTTATCAGCGCATTGTATTTCCGATCTCGTGCACTTGTGGCGTTCTCCGTCTGACGCACCGTTACACGGACCAGTGTGTCGTTCGCATAGGTCACGTTCGTTCTTATGTTCACTCCGTGAATGGCTTCAACCTTTAGCTTACTGTTATCTCCACTATTGTCTGTTCTCTGGAAGCTGACAGCGTACCTTCCATAACCACCAGTGGGTGTCAGTTTGTCCGTGCGGTAAAATGTGTCGGAGGTTGATTGGTGCGGCGTGGTCTGCCTGTATGTGAAGGTTTGTGTCGTACCTGGAATCTGAACGTTTTCACTATCAACTTTCCAGATGGTCACCTGCCAGTTAGTTTCACTTTTTCCACCAAGCCCTGACTGCGTATGCAGCCAAAGTTGCGTCGATTCAACCGGTGAGAAGAAAGGACCAATCACTAACGCTTGATTGTCACTGAGAATGAACTTCGTAGTATTAATGGTGGCGTTGCTGATGTAGGAAGCATTGGAACCCTCAATGCTATCCATTACGAAGTTGTAATAATAAACGGGTGCTGTAACGGATCCATTGGATGTTTGAGTGGCAGAAATCAGATTGCCAGATAGTGTGAAGTCCTCTGTGACATTGCCGCTGGCCGTAGGGTATGTAACATTGATGACGAACGACACAGCATGGGGCAATGTTAGGCCCATGAAGTAATCAAAACTGGCCTGTTTGACGATCTTCATTAGTATCTGACCGCCAGAATAGGAGCCGCTAATCACCGTATTGGCTGTGGCGCTCTCGATAGGAAAATCTTCTGATTCGTTCTTACCTGGCACTTCCTGACCATCTACATCATCAAACTGATACCCTTCGTTAATGTTGCCAATCACGTCACCGGGATTGAAAACAGTGAATGACGCGCCAGCCATCGACCCAATGTTACTCTCTGAATATCTCACCGAGCTAACTGTGTAGGTGCCAATGCCAAAATTCATGAACTCCGTGAGATATTTAAGGTTCCCCGAGTACTCGAATAGTGACTCCTGAATCAAATCAGGAAACGCGCGGATCAGGCCATAATTATCAGGCTTAGCTTCACCGTTTCGGGCAAGATTGCTTTGCCCTTTGAGGCTATTGTTCGATGAGGTTTTGCTTTGACCAATGTTTCCAGTTCCAGGCTGCTTGATGAGCCCGTTCATCACTTTTTGTGTAAATTTTATCGGGTTGAAGTGCTCCAGCGGATTCAGCAGCGTCTTAGCTAAATCACCGCTTTTCGGTTGGTCGAAGATGGTTATCCGATCGTTTTCACACAGAGCAAATCCTAACTCCTCATCTTCTCCCAGCTCTCTGCCGTTGAAATGAACGCGCAATTCGCAGTGAAGTTGCTGCAATTCCAGCCAGTCACTAAATACAACGCCACTCGGCGCGGAAACCCGCTCTCTAGGTAGCCCCGGAACGCGCTGGATTTGAATAATAGGCATAGGTTTTGAATTCCACCCTAGTGAATATCTTTTGGATAGTACGGATGTTATCGGCTCTCACATGGCCGCTTTCGCCGCGACTGTGCAAAGCCTTGCCATCAACAATCAATCCTACGTGCACAGGTACAGCGCCGTAGTAAGCAACAAAAATGCCATCTTCTGGAATTGTGTCGGACGCCTGCCAGTAAATGACCTCATCTTCAAAGCACGTTAGAAAATCGCCGCCCGATTCGTAGTCTGGTGCGTGATGAATCTCTATGCCCAGCACGTGTCGGTGATACAAAACAACCAGTCCCCAGCAATCCATTGCTGAAAATGTGCATGCACGGTCAGCCCATGGGGCGCCAATTACACGGTTAAGAAATTCATATTTAAGCATTCTGCAATCCGGGGAATTCTTCAGGCGTGTACAGCAGCCCAACGTTGTTATTGAGTGGGTTTTTCAGCGTAAGCGTTACCGTCACATCATTCTGATCCATGCTCACGTCATTGACGTAGAGCGTCCATGGCTTGAGAGGTGTATTCATGTCGGCCGCATCAAAGCGCTGAAATGTCGCTGATATGGGCGTGATTCGTGCGGCACCTTTCCAGAGCTTTAATTTCTGCTTGAAGTCCTGTGCAAGGCGGCTGAATTTGATGCTGCAATCAATCACTGGCGTGCTGCTTTGCTGGCTTTCCGTCACTTCCATCCGGCACGGCGTATAAATTTCGCCGGCGAATGTTTTGGGAAACACCTGTTTATTGACCAGTCGAACGTACCCAAATGATGCGTTAAAGAATGTCAGCGTTTCATAGAGAACCCGATTTGGGCGCTGGCTTCGATATTCACGAAGTGTTGGCATCATGGAACCCTCGGTAGTGATTCCGGATCGCGATTGTCCGGGTAACCTGTAACGATGATGTCCAGCCAGCCTGCCCAAGGTGGCGGCAGTTCAACAATGATGTCGTCAAAGTCATCGTCAGAGTTTTTCAGTTCGCGCGCGATGACTGTGCCTGTCCAGGTGAAAGTCGAACCGCTCTGGTTCCATGTTGGATAAACAGTAAAGTGAAGCTCCTGCACCTCCAGGCCTGTATCTCCCGTACCCGTGGACAATTTCATATTGAACCAGTGGTTGCCGTTATCCAGATAATTCGGGCTGCGCAACCACTGATAAAACGCCCGGTGCTGGGCTGCGGTAAAAATCCAGGTAAGGTTGAATGATGCTTTCAGATCGTCAGTCAGTTTCTGAAAGATTGCCGCACCAACCTGAGGCTGGTCGGTGCGAAACCCCGTATCACTGGTAACGTTTTTATTGGACTTCTGAGCAAGAGGAAGCCACTCAGGATAATCAATAGCCATTTATCACTCTCTCGCGCGGCGCTGGGTCTGAAGGTTGTCAGTAATAGCCCTGCTGGCTGGGCCTCCTTGATTCATGTCGGCAATGAATGCCGTAATCGTCCAACCACCATTTCCATCAGACTGAGCCTGCGCATCAACAGTCGCAGAGGTGTAGTTCTGGATATTAATGACCACACCACCGCTGGCTGACGCGCCGCCGCCTGAGCTCAGGTCTTTATTGCTGATAACTGAGCCGTTGTCGCCGGGTATCATGTACTGGCTGCCATTGCTGGCACGGTAGATTTCAGGCATGCCACCCTCACCCACTTGATACATCGAGCCAGCTGACACTGGTCCGCCGTTCTTACGCTTTCCAGCCAACCCGCCCGCCAGCGCCATACCTGCAATCAAAGCGCCAATACCGATTATCGCCGCACCACCAAACGAACCAATTGATGCCGCCGCAGCCGCTGGCAACCATGCGACCGTAGTTGTTGCTGCAGATGCTGTGCTTGCTGCTGTAGTTGTGGCTATGCCTGCAACCGATGCGGACGTTGTTGCAGCTGTTGCTGAGATTTGAGCAGTCGAACCCATCACAGCAGATTTAACCCACTCAACGCCCATCTGGACGAAGGAGTTAATCAGGCTGTTGATAGCGTTGCTGGCGAGTGACTGCATGGCCTCTTGGGCTGTCATGCTGCCAGTAACCATTCCTGTGAAGGCGTTGGATGCATTGCCAGCCAGTGAATCAAACGACGCTGCTACGGCCTCATTGCCAACACTCTGATTGCGCCACATCGTCCACATTGCAGCTGTTCTCTGCTGGTCGTACTGTGTGTTCAGTGAATTACGCAGGGCGAGGCTTTGCTGTTCGGTGAGCACCTTTTGGTTCTCGAACTGCTGGATGAGCTGAAGTTTCTGCGCATTCTCATTAGCCAGTTGCTGAACCGGATCGACCGTGCCGGCGGCGGCCTGTTGCGGCGTGACAACCTGCTCAGAACGTATTTTCGCAAGGTTGGTCTGGTGCTGCTGCTCCAGTTGCTCAGCGGTGGCGTTGTATTGCTCCAGGCTGATTTTCTTCGCGGATAATGCAGCATTCAGATCGTCTACATCCTGCTTGTAGCTGGCGTTCTCCTTCGCTTCAGGCAATAACTTCTCTGCCGCTGCCTGCGCGCGGATTGCATTGCCGGTATCCCACTTTGCAGCCGCATACTTGCCAGCCAGCTCAATATCCTTTTGAGTTGCAGCACTGCCCAGCGATTGCTGCGCGGTAAGAATGGCCTGCTCACGACTTAGCTCTCGAGTCGAATCGCCAGCCAATTCTGATTGTTGTTTCAGATTAGCCAGCTTCTGCGCGACAGATTCAGCCTGTGTTTCCGCCCTCTTTCCTTCAGCTATTCCTGCACGCGTCTCTTTGTTGCGATTTGCCTCGGCCTGCTGAAGATCGTACTGCGCCCCAGCAAGTTCGCCGGCGGTGTTAATCTGGTTTTGATTGCCACCTTTTGCGTTTGCCTCCATGCGAGCTTTGGTTACAGCACGGAGTCGCTTGTCTGTAATGGCAAGTAAGGCGTTTTCAGTTTCAAGGTCTTTGTTATAGGCGTCAGCCTGATCGCTGCGTGGCAGCTGCAGGCTGGTTGAGTTGAATTTCTCCTTAGCCCTGCTGGCAAAATCAATTGCATTCCCAAATTGATTCATCAGGCCAGTTGCAATGCCAGCAGCCTCACCATCTCGTTTAAGCAGGTCGATACCCTGCGCGAAGGTGCCATTCATCTGTGCACGGAGAATGCCGGTTTTGCTAACTGTCTGGCTCAGTTTGTTCTGGGCTGTCTCATTCTGCGCCAGCAACTGGGTATGCTCGCTCTGTGCATCCGTCAGTTCTGAAAGTGTGACCTTGTAGAGTAGGCTGCCTTCCTGAAGATAACTAAGCGTGCGGCGAAGGCGATATTGCTGCAGCTCGTTGGATTCAAGGCTGGATTGGTTATCTTTGATGGCATCAGCCTGCGCCTTGATGGATTTGGTCGCATTGTCAATTTCAGCGGCTAGCTGAACCTGACTCATGCTCTTCATTTTGGCGATCACACCATCCAGCTTGTCAGCAAAATCGATGCTCTCCTGACGGGCCTGCTGCATTTTCTGGTAGAAGTAGAAGATGCCTGCAGCGGCAATCACTGCCAGCCCTGCCGGTCCGCCAATCAACGCCAGAGCGCCTTTGGCTAAACCGCCAATCGTGGTAGTCGCAGCAGCAGAAGCCGCAGCTGCTGTTCTGGTTGCGGCCGCTTCTGCCAGTTGCGCTTCTGCATACGCTGCCGATCGCTGAATGGCTACAGATTTGACGGCCACCAGATTTTCAAGCGCGAACGCCTCCGCTGCGGATCCTCTGGCAACGTTGTATTCAGTCTGAGCCAGCGCAAGGTTTGATAATGCCTGCTCTTTGTCGAGACCTGCTTTCAAAGCCGTAACGCGCGCGGCATTAGCAGTAGCCGCTGCTGATTGAGCTGTCGCTGCTGTCTGAGCCTTTGCAGCCAGTGAATCATCAATGCGGGCCTTGGTTGCCAGTGCCAACGCGCCGACAAAACGTCCGCCAAAAATAACTGCAGCTACCGCGATCGCGTTCGCCACGATATCGAGATTCTGGCTGAGTGAAATCACACCCTCGTTAAACACACGAATTGAAGTGGAAACGCTGGAGCTTTCGCCGACGAATTTAGTGATGTTGTTGGTGGCGATCGTAAACGCCTGGCCCATTGTGGTCGTGGTGTTCGCAAATTCCTTTGCGATTGCGCTGCTCTGCTTAAGCAGACCGTTAACAACCACTTCCGTTGTCAATTTCCCCTGTGCAGCCATGCCACGGAGTTGGCCAATGGTGACGCCCAGAGAATCAGCGAGTGCTACCGCTAGGCGGCTGCCGTTCTCAGAGATTGAGTTAAATTCCTCGCCGCGAAGGACGCCTGAAGCGAGAGCTTGTGAAAGCTGCGTCATCGTCGAGCTGGCTTCTTCGGTCGTGGCACCAGATACAGCCAAGCCTTTGTTGATGGTCGAGGTTAGTGTGATCAGGTCTTTAGTGCTTGTGCCGGCGCTGCGGGTTGCACGCTCGAGGCGGCCATACAAAGTAGCAGTAGCTGCCAGGCTGCTCATGGTGTTCTGTGAAATGTCGAAAACGCGCTGAGTCACTTCAGCCAGTGATTCATTGGCCCGAACGGAGTTAGCCAGTTTGTTGTTGACCGTTACCCACTCATTGCCATACGCGGCTACCTGCTGAACAGAAATGGCCGCGATAACACCACGGGCAACTGCGCTCAGGTTGGACATGGTGCGCTGCATTGAAGCGACTGAGCGCTCAGCTCGCGTTACCGTGGCATCAAGACGACCAACAGTTCCGTTCATACCGCTAAGAGCGGCGTCTACTTCGCGGCGGGCCGCCAGCAGGCGAGCGGTGTCCATATCCACTTCATAGATGATGCTGCCTGCATTTAAAGTGCCAGCCATTCGTTATTCTCCGGGCATAAAAAAACCTGCCGGAGCAGGTTGGTTATTGTTTTGCTTTAGCGAGACGTCTCGCTTTCTTCGCCATGTAATCATCAGCCACCGCTTCGTACTCATCGCGCGTGAATCCTTTCTGATCTGGATATTTGGCATTCAGCATGTGCTGAAACTCAGTCATGGTCAGTCGCTCCGCCTCTTCACGGCTAATGCCGAAGTGGTTGCGTGCTGCGCTGATATATTCGAAAGCCGAGAATTCTGATGTGCCTTGGCTGCTTTCATGGCGCTGTAGCTGCCGCACTTTCGCTTTACCGATGATGCCATGCGTTATAAGTGATTGGGCGATCAGCAATATTTCGAAGTCTCCCATCTGCCCGGCGCGGCGCTTAAACGGCTTCCCCTTCGTTTTTGCAGGTCGAAATTCACCTATAAGCGATGAAATATCGCATTCGGTGCACGCCTCCATCACGGTAAGCGCTGCCATCAATGCGCGTTTTCCGTAGGTGGTGGTGCGGATATGCTCTAACAACCATGCTGGCACGTGCCCATAAGCCGCCACCGCACGCTCAACCAATGGCGTCACCTCATCACTGTGCAGATCGTAAAAAGCCTGCACAATCTCCTGTGGTTCGTCAATTCGCATCATATTGGCAAATGATGGTCGAAACATGTAATCGGCATCCTGCGTTGAAATCAGGCACTCGCCAATCTCTTTCATCGGGGTCATAAGTTAGTCCGGTAAAAATCATTCTCGGGGCCACCAGGCGGTAGCCCCTGAAATGGCAATTACGAGGCGGTGACGGTTACTGCGGTCGTGCCAACCTTCGCGCCGTCCGTGGTGGTGAACGTTGCGTTGCCGGTGCCAGCCGCTACGCCGGTGATCAGGCCCGATGTGCTGATGGTGAACTTCGATGTGTCAGAAGATGCCCACACGCCGGTTTTATCAGTCGCATCAGTTGGTGATACGGTGGCGGTCAACTGACGGGTGGCGCCCACAACAACAGAGGTGGTTGCAGGGGTCAGCGCAACGCCGGTTACCGGAACTTCGTTGTCAGTGTCGATCACCTGAATGGTGTCGGCATCTGCAACTTTGAACTCGGTAGAGAACGTGATGATGTCGTTAGTGCCGCCGTCTGAACTCAGGGCGTTAATCAGCATATAGCCGATGAATGTGACAGGGCCAAACTCCATGCGCACCCACAGCGTCGGCTGGCGTGTTGCCTGAATTTCCGTGTTGAAGTACTTAATCAGGCGGCCTACACCGTACTGATCCAGCTTGTCGTTGCGGCGCACTTCACCTTCAAAAGAGATGGTGAAGTCAGCATTGGTAACGATGTTTTCAACGTAGCCTTTGGTGTCATCTGCATCCGACGTCACGCTGTTTGGCGAGAAGTCGAAGCCTTTACTTGTGCCGGCGGCCAGAGCTTTCCACTCCGACTCCAGCGGTACAGCATCGGCGCAACCATCAGCTACTTCGAGCACAATGGCGCGGCCAAACAACTTGGTGTTGTCCGTTGGGCAATTTGCTGCCATGGGTAATTCCTCTTTGGTGTTATCGGCTATTCGCCGTACTTGATTGCAAACTGAAGCCGATAGACCAGGCGGCCTTCGGTGGTGAGAACCGGCGCGGGGATTCCGCCGAAGTTTTCGATATAGCCGATACAACTGTCTGAAATGGAGTTGCTCTGAATGCTGCTGATAATCTGCTGAACGCGCTCATCGACTGCGCCGTTTGCGCCCTTCGCTCCAATCACGTCAACCATCACGTAATATTCGGCGCCCAATTCATCACGGATTGGTGAGCCGCCATTTGGCCTGAACACCATGAATGAGTCGGTTAATTTGCCGCTGTCATTCCACACGAGCAACTGCGTGGTAAATCCAGCGGTAAGCCCGGCATCAACAAAGTGATTACGCACGCGCGTATGCATTGGAGGATTCAAAATGACATCTCCTTCTGCACAACGCGGTCGATAACATCGCGGCTCTCCTCGAAACCTTTAGTGAGGAATTCTTTCTCAGCCGTGGCGCGACGGAACTGCTGCGGATTTTCCGGGTCATGCACGTAAGCGGCGTATGAAGCGGTGTAGCCAACACGACCGGTTATGCGTGCACCATTCATGACGATTTCCCTGAACTGGCTGTTGAGCAGATAAGACGTGTCGATTGGCGTGTAGATTGCTGCCTGTGATGCGCCGACTACCATCGCGCTGGTGAGAGCACGAACAATACGTCGGTCCTGAATGTTATCGATAGCGCGGTTAACATTGCGTGAAACCTGCCTGATGCCTTTTACTTTCACGCCCATGGCTACACTCCTGTGATTATCGCGAAATCGTCTGCCGTACGCTCAAAGGTGTCTGCATAGCGGATAGCCTGCATCACCTCATCGGCACCAGCCGCAATCGGGTCGAGCCCAGTAGAAACGCCAATCAGGATGTAATCACCGGCATCTGCAAGTGCGTACTCGCTCCAGATGGTGTTCTTAACCACCTTCTCGCCGCCGATGTCGCCAAGCCGCTTTGAAAGCCCACCCTGATAATCACAGGCAATCACCAGCGGCGCTTCGAACATCGGGTCGCCGTAATCATTGCTAGCGCTTGAGCGCTTCCAGATCGTCGCCTGAGCTGTGTATGACCAGTTGGCTAAAGATGACATGTCATTTCCTCCAACTGGTCACTTCAGGCTTCTCAGCAGCAATTCGCGGGCAGTTAATCACCCACTCGCCGCTGCTGTTCACGTAGCCGGTTGTCTGCCGGCCATTTGAAGTATTCACCCACACTCGCTCGAATGGCTTGGGCGGTTGTGTTGCCGGTAGCCAGCTCATCGCTTATCACCGCACATGCAACCACCCTTACCAATCCAGATTCCGGCAAACGCCTGTTGTGTCGGGTCTGGCGGTATCAATGCAGACGCGCAACCGAACTTATCCAGCCCTCGCAGCAATCCGATCGAACCCTTCCACCGATCGGCGAATGAGCCATAGCGGAATGACCTCGACGCACCAGACGGGGCTGACTGAGAGCTGATGTATTTGTCGCCCTGCCCCAGCCCCATCAGTCCTAGCAGGTACATCTGAATCAGTAAGGCTGTCGCTGGCGTGTAATTAGCGTCCAGACATTCCTGAATGCTGTTCGCCTGCTCAACCAGCGCCGCGAGGATAAAGTCTGGCAGCGTAATCCCCTGGCTCACCAGATACTCTTTTGCCTGTTCCTGGGTAACCATGAATACCTCTTAGCCCCGCCGAAACAGGACATAAAAAAACCGCCATCGCGGCGGTTATTATTCAGTAGGGAAAAGCTTTTCGAGTTCGCCGTCTGGCAAGAGCTCCGCCAGCTTGTCGGCGCCGAGGGTGCCTTTGTACTCGATACCGAGTTCATCCAGACGTTTGGCGATCACTTCTTTGCGTGCTTGCCTATCGGTGCTGGCATTAGGCGTTGCCGGAACCAGAGATGCGGATGCTTTATCCGAAAGCTTGCGCACATGAGGTTTCAGTGAGGGGTGAACTGTTTCAAGCTCGACCACGTCGCCAGCTGCCACGCCGTGCCACGGCTTAATTACTTCGAATTTATCAGCCATGATTTCTCCTTAAGCTAGGTTGGCGCCGTATACCACACCGGACAGGCCTTCATCATCACGTTTAATCTGCAAACCTTCAGCAGACATGATTTGGAAATTGTAATTGCTCTGCGGCATCGGGCGCGGCAACGGCACAACACCGACAGCCATGCCAACCAGCGGAGAAATAACGTCCTGACGGCGCTCATAGGCGATGAACTCATTGCCGGTTAGCGCGTATGTCATTCGAACTTGTTTTACAGGCATGAATTTCTGAATGGCGTCCAAAACTGTGCCACTAACCAATGCATTAGTTCCGCCATTCACGTCGATGAGATACGGCTTAGCCATGTTTGCCCAGATTTGCGAGCTGACCCAAAGAACATCATATGCTGTCACTTTGTTAGCTTGCGCGGTCAGGCCAAAGGCGCCAGTTAAGCCAAAGAAAGATAGCAACTGTGCAGGCGTAGCGGTTGTGAGATCGATGTTTGCGCCACCTGCTCCGCTACCCAAATTGATTTTCTGAGTGTTGCGATGATTTTTAATGCCCTGAGATTTCAGTCCATCAACTGAGATGCTGGCGTTGCCGTTAAGATAAGCGCTTACACGGCGTTTATGAAACTTACGCATTTTCGCAGCTTGTGAATCTAACGCCAGATCGATTCCTACCGTGTTCAAGCCAGCAGCATGGCGCCAGTTAACACCATAACCAGCCGTGAAAACAGGAATGGGGTCGCCATCGCTATCGTAATCAGTGTGATCGAAAGAGTATGGAGCCTGTCCATCGATACTTACTGAAACGTCATCAGCGATATCTCCAACTACTGTATAAAGCTTTGCGGTTTTGCCGATGTTAAGAACTGTCTGGACACCCATTAGGTCATTGACAATTTCCATGCCAATTTCTTGATCACGTAACTGGATAACCTGACGGTCAATCTCAGCCCAGAATTCGCGAGTAAAGCCGCCGATGGCATTGGCCGCCAGCATCTGCGAATCCATAACGCTGCGGTAAGCGTTTACCATCATATCGTTCTGATGGTTAAAAATGTTGCGGTTAGCCCAGAGATGGTCCCAGTGTCCGCGCAGTCGGCTGTTAGCAGCCAGTGTTTCAGCGGTAAAATACATTATCTATCTCCTGATTACGGGGTTACGGCAGCGGCAACAGTACCGACGCGCGTACGAACACGGATGAAATCAAAGGTGCTCGCGGCAATAGTTGCTTCTTCCTGGCTATAGCCGATCACCGAGTCGGTGTCGTCAGTTGCCAGAGTGAAGTTGCCATTAATGCCGAGCTTGATCGGGGAATCCTTCTCATAGGTTCCCGGCACACAGCGCAGAGCGAGCTCACGACCTTCTTCAACGTAATTACCCACAGCGGAGTCACCAGCAGGCACTGCCTCGGTGATGTTCAGGCCTTGGTGATAAGCAACGTCGATGATGTAGATACGACCAGTCAGCGCGGTGGCTTGCACGAACTCATTGTCGTCATTGATGACTGCCGCGGTGCCGGGCTGCAATGCTGCAGCGGTAACGCGGGTTTCGGTCTTGTACAGAGACTGACCGTCGATATTAACGCGACGATAACGTGCCATTACGCAGCACCTCCAAAGTAAGCAGCCGGATCCGGTGCGCCGGTCACTGGTGGGTTTTTGGCATTGTTAGTACCGATGTGGGTGGCTTCACCCAGAGACTTAAACATTGCGTCCAGCGCTTCACCTGACAGAGCATTAGCGACGATTTCGCCATGCACTGCGGCGACAGCATCACGCCTGGTTTTCTCTTCAGCGCGTGAGTTGGCAGTCAGAGAGTCAGACAGGTTTTTTTGATTGGCCTGAATGCCTGCCAGTGCTTCGGTGATAGGCTTCAGTGACGCTTCGTTATTCGCAGCGATAGCGCCGCTGACGATAGTGCCAATCTGTTCCAGTTCTTCTTTGGTTAAAGGCATATCGCCCTCCGTTTGGTGGTTTGTTGCAGGAGCGTCCTGCGGAGTAAAAAGTGATTTGAATTTGTTGGCAGCGATCGCAACCCATGATTCCTGACGAGCAACTTTTGAACCGGCATCATCGAATGTGATTTTTCCGCCGTCGCTGCTGTAACCGTAAACCTGTGCGTCGCCGCCGTTACGAATGACGATCGCCTGCGAATCTGTGAAGTCAGCAATCCACGAGTAGTCATCAGGACCGGTTACAAACTTATCGCGTGCAGCCTGTTCGATACGTCGCTCACGCTCGCGGTAGGATTCGCCAACCAATGCGCCTGAGTTGGCCTTCAGTGATGTGGCTTGGTCGGCGTTAACCATCAGGCCAACGCCCTGCTCTGGCTGTGCGGCGCCAACCTCATGCAAAAGGATGGCGTCATGGTCCATAGCGTTAATCTTCGCTACCCACTCAATGCCCTGCGCCTTCTGTTCTTCATTGGCCTCCAGCTGATCAAGGAATACGGCGACGCTGGTATGAATCGGTGGCACATCTTCGCCGCGCTCAATAGCCGCCACGCGCTCCAGAAGCTCACGGCCGCCTTCGCTCTGGTTGGCAACAACGGTGTCTACCCACTTCTCCGCGTATATACGATTGCCGGATTTCTTCACGTTGCGATTCCATGCACCGATGTGACCTGCGTTGATGCCTTCTGGTGAGAATGCGGAAACAAACTGTCCGTCTACAGTTGGGTGCCCAAGCGGTGCGAGCGTGCCTTCCAGCCCCTGATAGTGGGCGTCGATTTCTGCCGCCGAATACAGGCCGCCGTTCATCACAACGTTTGCCGGCAGCGTGTAACTTGGCAGTACCAGATGCGCACGGCCGTTATGCGTTTCGCGGCGAATAGCCTGACTGTTCACCTTGGTGGTGACGTTGACCTGCATAGTCATGGTTATCTCTCGATCAAGCCGCGTGGTTATGTCCGCAGCAGTGATGTGATTGGTTTGCGGCAAGTGATTTCCACTGCCTGAATTCTTTCTGAGCCATCTCGACGACTTTCGAATTAACCGGGTTGCCTTTGGCATCGACCAGCACCTCGACCTGCGAACACTTGCAGTTGATCGCATTCGCGCCGGTGGCGTACCACGCCCTGACCTCTTCGATGGTGTAGATATGCGCATGACGGAACGCGTGAGACTGTCGCGTTGTCGGGCTGAGCGCTGAGAAGTGCATCAGTCGGATATTGAGACCGAGGTTTTTCTTTGCCTCGTCCGCTTCATCCCATCTGGCTCTGCGCAAAGCTGTAGTCAGTTCAGTGCGTGCAATCGTGTTAGCACGGCGCGTCTCAATGCCCACCTGAGCTCTGAGGTTTCGAGCCACCACTGATGGGTGCAACCCGCGCCCCATGCCATCAGTCAGCACGCGAGCCATGTTTCGCTTTGTTTCAGCGGAAAGCCCTTTCATTTCCTCAAACTCGCGCGCGTAAACCAGCGACATTCGACGCTGATACGGCTCGCTAAGCAGAAGTGACGGAAGTGATTGCCGGTCAGCCAGGTACGTTGCTGACTGCTGTGAAAGGTTTGCAAATGTCTGTGCTGTGCCGCGAACCACCGCCGCCTCAACATAGGCCTCAGTGAACCAGTTGTGGCTCTGGTCTCCCTCAAGAAGAACGGAGTCCGTAAGCACGCTGGCATCATTGAGCGTCATAGTGAGAATCAGAGGGTCGATCTGGTATTCGTAGCTGGCGTTAACGACGAGTGTTGCAGGGAAACGGTCAAGAGCGGCTATGTAGGCTTTGCCGATCCGTTTCATGCGACTGGCGAAATCCTTCATCGCCTTACGCTCTAACCGGTCGATGCCGGTCGGGTCTTGCTTATTACTGGGCAGGATCGCCGGTTTGGGCGTTTTCGTCCTCTTCGCCATCATCAATCTCCGGCAGTGGTTCACTGCCGCCCGGTTCATAACCTGCAGCAACGCGAATTTCATCAACCGTGAAGACCTGCTCCCCTGATGCAAGTGAGGTCTGGTTGATGGTGCTCATTTTGGTGGCGCTATCCAGCTTGTCAGATGGTGACTGCTCGTTGAGCTCATCCCACACGATGCTGAACTTGCCGACAGGCTTGATGATTTGCAGATAGGTCAGCTTGTCGACCATGTCCTCGATATCGAACGACAGGTCGCCACGGCGTGACTGACAGCGGCCATTGAAGTAAATCTGGTCTTCAGTGCTGGCTCGCTCACCTGACTGGTTACCGACGATGATGCGCGATGGCATGTCCACGGATGAGCTGAAGGTTTTCAGGTTCACTTCATACGTTGGCGACGGGTCAGCAACGGCTGATACCAGTGGCGTAACAGTCGCGCCTTGGGTCGTGAGCGTGGTGTCATTCCCACGGTTAACCTCGACCGCCACCTCATCAAACCGTGCCTGCAGCTCATTGACGCTTACGCCATACAGCGAGGCCAGATTGTTGAAGTCGATTTCTTTGTCGAAGTTAATATTGAGCTGCCGCGCGGCGTTCTTCAGGAATGATTCTCCCGAACCACCTTCAACTTTCTCTAGGCTAACGCAGGCGTTATAACCCGGCTCAAGAAATCCAATTTCATCATCGGACATGTCACCGATGATCAGCACGCGATCGGGATGAATGTTGCGTTGTGCCGTGCTGCCGTCAGAGAGCGATTCGTTGTACTGCCACATCGTGATGGCGCCATTGTTGTCACGGCTGCCAACCTTCAGTGCGCTGGCCCACACAGGCGTAATCTTCTGCAGCGCCTTACCTTTTATGACAGACTGGTCCCAATTCTTACTGTCCCTGATGTGCAAAAGGATGCCAGCCCAGCGACCAACAAGGCGACGCGTGTCAGCTTTGGCAAACGTTCGCCAGAATCGGTGAGTGAAGACCTTATTACTGGCCTTCTCCCACGCGGTTAACTCGCGTGAATCGTCGGATTGCTCACCCTCGATTACCTGCGGATTAGTTTTCCAGCAGTTCGATACCAGCTTATTAACTGCGCCGTGAGCGATACCGCCGCGACGGTATAATTTGTACAGGTCATCAAACGTCAGGTCGTCTTTAAAGCCGTATTCGCACCATGCGCTTTCACGCTTAGCATCCAATCCCATGCCGGGGGTGATTAGCATGGCTCGCGCACGGGCAAGCCTGACGTCATTCAGCACGTGATTGACGGCTAGCGTTAATTTGTCAGTCATGGTTTGTCCGTCGGTGGGTTATCTGCCTTGCAGGCGTTTTGGAATCATCATGCCCATCGTCTGAGCTTTGCGTTTAATGTGGCCGTCGAGACCGTAGCGAATGCCATCCCAGCAGTGCTCATCACCATCCGCCAATTTCGGCAGCACCTCGCCAGTGATGCGGTCGGTTTTGTACGACCACATACGCGCTTCACGCGCCACGTTTTTGCAGCGGGGGTGGATGATGATTTCGTCAAAGCCGCGAAGGTGAGCAATGCCATCCTCAACGCTACCCTGCCATTTTTCAGCAGCTGATATTCTGAAGCCCTGACGCTTGAGATAGCTGATTGTTTCGGGTCGCGCGGAGTCGGCCTTGATAGGCCATTCACGGGCGCCGGGGATCGTGTCGTACAGCGCTGGCATATGGTCTAGTTCGGTTTGCTGACCGTAAGCCTCGTATTCGATATAAAGCCGGTTGTGCAGAATGAATGAGCGGGTAAGAGTGTTCGGGTCTTTGGCGAAACCAAAATCAGCACCGAAGAACAGTCGATCGGCTTCTTGCCATAGCGTGTCGGAGAATTCAGCTATGCGATATTTGCCGGCCAGTACCTGCTTATCGGAGTTTTCGAGATAAGCACCCTCCCACACCCATGCATAGGTTGCTGGATCGAGGCGTCGCTGGTCGTTCAGTCGCTCGCCTTCCAGCACATCAGGAAACCACGGGTTGTCGGTGTAATTCATCTCGACCGTTACGCAGTCGTCACCAGCCTCTTTGCGAAAGCGTTTATCCGTAGCGCTACCATCGCGCTCCGGGTTCCACGTCACCCAAATCTCTGAACCTTCTTCACGCACTGTCGGGCTAAGCTTCTGCCAGGCGATTTCACTGACAGATTCGGCTTCATCTACCCAGCACAACAGGATGCGTGCTTTCGACTTGATGCTGTCGAGGTTATGACGCAGGCCGGCGAAAACGTACGTCACCGTCTTGTCGATAGTGCGAATGTATTTTTCACCGATGTCGAAGTTCGAAGCCAGCCACGGAACGGACAGGATCGCCTGCTTAACTTCCTGCATACTCGACTCTTCCAGCGAGTTCATGAACTCACGCGCACACAGGATTACGCCGCTCTCGCCATTCATCATTGCCTGATAAGCCTTCACCGCTGTCATCAGGGCGAATGTGCGCGTCTTGGCGCTGCCACGACCACCATGTGAGCAGCGATAGCGCTTACCGACTGCTGTGAACAGAGGGGCTAGTTTAGCTGGGATCGGAAGTTGAACGGCGTCACTCATGCTTTTGGCTCAACGGGGAGAAGCTGGATGGTTGTAGGCTTGGTCGCCATGCTGCCATCTGATGACTTGTGGTCGATTTCCTGACTGACTTTGTCGCCGTACTTCTTCGGGTTCATCCGGGCTAGCGCCCATTTGCGAGTGTCGATGCGTAGGCGCGCTTTACCAACCGCCGCAGCCTCTTCAGCAACGCTATCGGCAATATCGAACATCTCTTCGAAAATGGCATCAGCACGCGTCTCTGTGGCTTTCGCGTATTGGTCTCGAAATTCTTCGTGCTGTGCAAGCCAGCGGAATACTGTTGCCTTCCCCGGCATACCGGGACGCTCACAAACTTTGCGCAGGCTTTCACCATCGGCAAGCAGTGAACAGATGTCAGCAGCCACCTCTGGTAGATAATCAGAAGGGCGGCCAATTATTCGTTTGGTCGCCATGCTTATTCCTTAGTAAATTAGAAAAAAAGGAGAAGGTAATGAAAAAATCAGATTTTGCAGATATAGCCTTTCAAGCTTCTACATTGCATGGAGCGGAGCCATTTTATGTTGCAAGTGGTTATGGTGTAGACAGGCCTTTTGATGAAGATGACTTTCTGATAATGGTTAACCGGTACGGTGATCGCATAGCTATCAAGAGAAAAGGAGAGGACTGGAGCATCGATGATGTTGCTGGCAAAGGTTCGTATCCTAATACTCCGAAACACAAAAACGCCATAATAGTTTCGTCTTTGAAGATGGAAAATAAATAGCAACGAATTTCATCTTCTGCACTACATACCTGATTCGATGGCCTCCCAATCTGGTGCTGCCATATGCGTTCCTCAAAATCATCACTATGGGGAAGCGTCCTCCAAGACCGGAGGCGCCAAAGTACGGAGGTAATTATGTCTACAAAATTAATTGAGCTGGCAGTCGCATATGCGCCAGCCATCAACGCTATTGTTATTTTTCTTCTGCATCGCTAACCGGCATGTAATGCATCTTGAGCACGTCATCTGGCGCGAGGTATACCCAAGCGCCATCTTCCTGAGCAACTCCAATGAAGCCGTTAACGATTTCAGGTTGTGATCTGTTCATCAGGCCAATGTGAGTTTAACCTGACTTTGTTTTCACTGTAATGCGGTAGGTGTCGGTCATATTGGCTCCAATAAAAAACCGCCCGGAGGCGGCTTGTCAGAATTTATTAAAATTTTGTTTATAGTGAGTTTCACATGCATCGATTGCCCGGCAGATATCTCTGCCACTTTTCAGCGTAGTGCTTCCAATTCTTGCCCAATACATGTATTCCGCACCATCTTCTTTTCGGACCATGAATTCTTTGTAAGCTATCGCATGGACAAATCCGACTTCATCATTTCTGTATATTTCATATTTGACGCAACCCTCAACATCACTGGTTTCACCAATGAGGATCGTTCTTTCTAAATGGAATACGTTCAACATAAAGCCTCCTTTGCTAGTCGAACTTCACATTACACTCGGGCTCAATGTTGTCAAATATGTAACTCATCATCAGGCGCACTCGCAAATGCGCCTTGTGATGACTCAGCCGTTGAAGTCAGGCAGGCCAGCCATCTTGCGCCATGACCTGACAGTGGCAACGATTTTCTCCGGAGTGAGATCGTCATCGTCGTTGTAATAAATCAGGTCGGAACCCTCCGGATGCTCAGTCACAGCCATGAAGTTATCCAGTAACTCGTCCTGATACGCTTCGCTGCCATCTGCGCTGCAAATCTCACTGACCAACTGAGTAAATTCTGCCTCAGTGTAATCTTCGAATCTTGGCTTTAAGTTCATTGCAAACCACCTTGAGGCGATATTTTAAAGTTTAACTTTTATCGACTGCTGTAAATCAATGGTTTTCTTAAAGACGTCACCCCAATTGACTTCACCTTCTCTATGAAGGTTGTGAGCCAGAGCCAGCTCCTCAAAAAGCTTTGTTTGCAAACAATCTTCATAATCCATCCCAGCTAGTACTAATTCATGAAAAATGTCAGATAACAAGGTCTGCATTTGATTGCTGAACTCAGCATTAATCAGTTCTTTGTCTGAATGAATTTTAATCCGGCTCTCTAATCCTTGCCTGTAAGCGAAAACAGCTCTTTTAAGCCTAACTAGTTGCAGTTGCTTTTCCTGTTCCTTCCAAGAAAACAACTCCTTCTTTGCTAAACGGGCTGCGTAAAAAGCAACTATTCCAGTAATTAGAGAGCTAATTGCAGCTACAGCGGCAAAAATCATAGTCCACCAGGCTGCGTTTGCCGCTTCCTTGGCTGTCAGAAGGCTTTCGAAAGAAATTAATTCGGTATCCATGAGCATCCCACTATCTAATTGATACCTCAGTATATAATTTCTTCGGGCAATGTAGTGAACCTTTATGATTTAATAAGCTGATTTATACCAAGCCTGCCAGCGATAGATGTTTAATCGCAACTGTCTGACGCACTCCGCATTCTCCACATCCGCCTGCAGATCAGCGTTGCTGTCACTTCCCGCCTGGCTTAGCCTGCACGGTGTAGTCATCAAATCCTGAGATATTGTTGGCAGCGTCGATGGCACGCTGGCGCATGCTGACAGCATCATCATCAAACCGGCACACAGTGCGATTCGGATCCTGAACATATTTCACCACGTCGCGGTAAATGGTTTTGTAGATGACCTTGCCTTTAGCATTGGTGTTTGCAGCCTTCGCTTCAGTGGGCGCCAGCTTTGCTTCGGCCTTCTGCTTTTTCAGCGCATAGTCGGCATTCACTTTGGCGCTGTGTGCATACCAGCCGCTCAGGTAGCGGATTTCCCCGTATCCGATGGCAATGGTTATCATCACAGAGATGCTGATCAGGTAGATGCGCAAACTAAATGTCATTTGGTCCATCCGCCAAGCAGAGAGACCGCTCCATATCGCGGCGGTTCATCAGGCCTTTCCACTTCATGCCACCGGCATATACCCAGCGACGCAGCTCTTCGCACGCTCCAGCCTGGTCGCCAGCGTTAAGCTTTTTCAGCAGCGTGGACTTTGAGAAGGCGGATGTGCCGACGTTGTATGTGAAGCTGTAGAGGGCGGCGCGGGGATATTCACCCAGCGGCACCTTGACCATGGAATCGACAGCCTTCTTAACCGGCTGTAGGTCATTCCACATCAGGCGATCGCACTCACGGTCGGTATACTTCTTTCCCTTCACGATATCGGAACCGGTATGACCATCGCAGACAGTCCATACCCCAGCCACATCTTTGTAGGGTTCGTACACGCGCCCTTCTACGCCATCCTTTCCGCCGAGGAATACCGTTGCGATAAGCATGGCTCCGCCGCCTGCAGCAGCAATAAGCCTGTTGCGCAGTGTGTTAGACATTGCCATTGGTTTAATCCTCGGTGAGGTCGGGCGCGGTAGGCCAGCGTTGCAGCGCTTTGATTTGTGCAATCGTAGCCTTGCGTTTGTAATACCAGTTGATGCCGAGAGTGAATAGCGCAACCAGAATACCGGCCAGCACGCCAACAGCACTCCATTCATCGGGACTTAACCGGGTCAGCAGACCGTTGGCAATTGTCCCGGCAGATGCGCCGTATGCCGCGCCTGATGCCAGTTTGCTCATATCGATACTCATATACACCTCGCTGTTCGCTTGGTGCCGCCTGTAGTCGTAAGAAAAGTGCGCGCATCCCCACACAGCAATGAAGGTCTGAATAAGTTTTGGGATGGCGCAAAACGAAAAAAGGCCGCCAATTGGCGACCTCTTAAATTTGATGTGCCCCACCCGGCGCTTATCTCCGGCACTCGTAATGGCTTAGCTCTTGAAGGGGCGAGGCAATATTCTCAAATTCATAAAAAGGAATTTTAACTTTATTTGCTCTATTTACTATTAGTCAGCTAACCATATTCATTTGCAGCACAAGATGCTCAGGCTGACTGTCAGAATCTTTGCAATAAAAAAGGCACCGCCGAAGCAGTGCCTAATTTTTTTGTATGCGGCGCCGGGTGCCTCCCGGTGAGACAGCAAACCCGACAAAGTCCATCCCGTGCGACATATCAAGCTTTAAGCTGATTCGGATTCCACCCCTCCGCATAGGGGGATTCACCGCATCCGCAGCATTATATTCAGCTAAGATTAATCTTAAAGGGTTGAGCGTATAAAATACTTATATAACAAAAAGCCCCATCGGTTAAGACGGGGCTTTCGGCCTGATATGCGAGATGAATGATTGGACTAAAGAACAATACACATCAGGCGATTCACTTTTTACAAAAACTTTTTTCGGGTGTCAATA